AGTTAGCGGTTGGAATGTTTCCAATTACGCCAGCTCCTGGATCTGTTACGCCGCCAATGTTGCCAGCTGCAACGGCTCCTTGACCTTGGTATAGACCTGGTGCTGGATCGCCGTATTTGCCAGACTCACTTGGCTGATTCTTTAAAATTTCTTCTGACATTGTATATTTCACCTCCATTTTTCTTTTTGTTGTTATGCGAATAGGTCGGACTTTGTGAGGAAACGTCCACCCCATAGTGGTTTTTGCTGAGCCTTTTCGAAAATTGGCTCCTGCACGATCTCTCCGAGATCGCCAGACTTACGGAAAGCGGTATCTTTTTCCACTGCGTCCACACGCTTTCCAAACTCATTCTTAACTGAATCAACATCATGCTTAACACCTGTAACTGTCTTGTTGAGTTCGTCTACCTTCTCATTAAGAGCCTTAATGGTGTCAGCAAGCATGGTGAATGTTGACTGAACTTCCTCAACAAGTGCCTTGGCTACTTCATTCTCCTCAGCCCTCATTGACTTTTCTTCCATGACTTCCTCTTCTTCCATGGACTTTTCAGTCATCTCTTCTTTATCATCTTCTTCTTCAGTTGTAATCTCAACTTCTACAGCCTTTTCGACTTCTTCATCAGACATCTTAGCTTCTGATTCAGACTTCTCAACTTCTGGTTCTTCAGATTTCTCAACTTCTGTTTCGGATTTTTCCATTTCAACTTCTACAGCCTTCTCTACAGTTTCTGTAACAACTTCTGCTACATCTTCTGTTGGGGCTACTTCTGTATTTTCATTTTCCATCTTGCTTACCTCCTTTGCGTCATTTTTGATAGTAGAAAGAATAGACTTTACTACCTCTGCCTTTTGAGCATCATTAGTCTCAACGAAACCAATGTTGTCCATACCTTTGTCGCATCTTGGACAATCAGATGAGCCATTAGATGATAGCTGAACTATATCGTCATCATTGCACCAAAATACGTTTTCAATTAGGGCCTTAGAAAGATACCCTCCAGTATGACCCTTTTCAATGCTGATGACATTGGCGTATTGATTTGCAGGGTTATCTACTAGAGATAGCTCAAAAAGATCGTAGTCTTTAATGATTCTAATAGACTTATTCATGTTTTCATCAAAAGCATCCTCGTAATCCTTTACGCTACCACCAATTGAAAAGCCTGTTAATGTGCCATCAAGAACCTTTTCCCATGTATCTTGAGCACCTTTGCTTACATATGTAGAAACATAAACTCCTTTATAGAGCTTTCCCGTTTCTTGATCATAGAATGAATCTTCCCTGAAAGACACTAGCTTGCCAACAGCCTTCTTGTCATCGTGCATTTCTCTAATGTTTCCGCGAAACTCCTCAAAAGCCTTTATGCTAGCCTCTGATGGAACTATATCCCCTTGACGATCAATGTTATCTAGAGTAGCAAATCCAGAAACGATTCTTCTCTCTATATCAACCTTTGCAATTGGCATTGAGAGTCTTAGGTTGTTCCCCTCAGACTCCCAGTGTGCTTTAGAAATTTCCATATTACTCCCTATTATACCAACTTTTTTATCAAATTGTTACTGTGTTGATCTTCCCTCACCTTGAGGGTTCCTTCCAGTGGTTGTGGCAACACTGTCTGATGCATTATTCATTCTTTCTGCATCTCTTTGCCTGTTCCCCGACAAATTTGCACGAGCATCAGTTGCCTGTCTTGGAGTCATCTCAAAAACTTCATTCCCACCTGGCCTTTGAGCTAATCCAATTTGCTCTCTTGCTTCATTTGGAGTCATAACTTGAGTTTTAATATACCTTTCAAGCATTTGTGATTGTGCAACTTCATCTGTCAAAGTTAGTTCGTTAAACTTAAGGTTGATGAGATCTGTCTTTGTTTTTACAATCTTGTTAACCATTTTTTCAATATATCTTTGTGCTGGTCTGGTTACTTGTTCTTTAAATGTTCTATCCTGAGCCATGGCAGCCGCAAGACCTCCTGCATCAACCCCACCAAGCTTTGAAAGAGGGACTTGGTGAGCCATTAAGATGTCATCACGATTCTTTTGGTGATAATCATTAAATGATGCTTCCTGAACATTTGCCTCAATTGGCACCATTTGAAAGTCAATGGCATTTCCTTGAGAATCTGCAGGAAGTGGCACATAAAGTGTTCTATGATTCTGTCCTTTTAGTCCAGTTTGAAGAAATCTAAACAGTCTATCCTCTGACTCACTATCAAG